GTATGCTCAACTAGCAGAGCAACTGATTTTGGTGTTGAAGGCACTAGTGATGATATGTTGAATATCATATTGACTGATATCTATACTTTGATTGATATCTATCACGAGCTACGCAAAGCAGCAGACGATGTTGATTACACTGATATTTCAAATATGAGCGATGATGCTATTGGCAAATTGGCCAAGTTCAAATGGCAACTAGAGGCAACTCTGTCAAATGACGCTTGATGACCACTTAAAAGAATGTGAACAACGGTTCCAAGATGTTGTAGATAAACTAGACCGTCTTGAGAACCGTATGGATGTTATTGAAGATATCTTAATTGATATCAAACGAAGTATTAAAAATTTTGATTATAAAAATCACGAACAGACTGCATAAAAGCATCTCGGTCAAAACTTCCACCTTCTGCTCTTTCGCCGTTCTCGTCTAGAATATAGATTTCAATCTTGTCTGGCTTGCTGTCATCAACAACAATCTCAATGCGTTCAAAATCTATTCTATCACCCTTGATAGTATGGTCATCTACTTTAATCTTGGCCATTATTTTATTACCGCGTTAATGTTATTTTGATCCACGATGTAGTATTTTACTCCTTCGTGTTCTAGCATACCCACTGATTGCCAGTTGACGCTGATTGCATCTCCTACCGCCAATCCATCAATCTTGACTTCTGTGCCAATGCTATGCACATAGCCCAATGGATTATGTTCTTGATTTGGATTGCTAAAAATAATACCGCTATCGGTCTTTTGTTGAACTTCTTTGCGTGTAAAAATCACACGGGTTTTAACTGCTTCTACTGTCATTGTATTTCCTTTCATTTACTATGTTTTAATACAAAATGTGTTGCCTCTGGCGTGTCTTTTCCAAACACAGCATTGGCAAAATCTACCAAGTCCATCAGTTGACCATCAAACATCCATCGTGCTGTGATGGACTGACTACGACCCAAGTTTGCTATCATTTGCCCATATTGGTTGGCGGCCTGTTGCTGTGCCGACTGACTGTTATAACCATTATACATTTGTGCCACTTGCTGTGGGGTCAATGCTGGTATAGATATTGCTTGTATGCCCGACTTACTCATTGCTATTCCCAAAATAGTTCTCCACTTTAAAATAACAAACACTGCCGTGTCGTTTAAATCCAAATCGTTGGTGCAATTTTAAAAATGCTTCTTGTTCACTTCTGATTGAACTGCTGATTAAAACTGGAATTTGATGAATGCTGCACCATAAGATCCATTGCTGAATGATTTGAGCACACAGTGTAATGCGTGTTCTGTTGGGCAAACTCAAATCTATGTGTGCAAATCTGGCATCTGCCATTTCCTCTGCTGCATAGGGCGTATAGTGTCCCCGATCCAACCACGCCCAACCCAGCAGTTTTCCGCTGGTTTTATCACGGCAAATGATGATTTGTTGCTGGTTTAGAGTGTATTTTTGTGCGGTTACAGCCAAGTCTATGTGTTGCCTTAGGATCGCAGGATCCGTAGTAAAAATGTCTGAAACTTCTGTTTCGTAAAATCCCTTAGCCATCGCAACAATGTCATTGATGTCATCTTCGGTTCTGGCCAATGACCAATGCCAATGATCATGGTCACTGGGCAAGTATTTGTCTGTAGTTCTCAAATCATTCTCCTACTATAATATTATTTAGCATAGTTATTCTAAACACTAAATATATTATAGCACAAGGAGAAAAATATGTCAGGAAGACCAAAAGGCCTACATAACCCACACGAATACATTTATATTGGCAACATTGCCATCAACGAATCCAAATTCTTTAGCCGCATTATACAACAAGACAATGGCTGCGAACTTTGGGTTGGAGGCAAGCACAGACAGGGCTATGGGATGTTCAATGTCTATAACACAGCATTGGGCAAAAGACAGATGCAGGTCACGCACAGAATTGCAATGATGCTAGAGCTTGGCAGAGAACTAACCAGAGATGAGTTTGTCATACACGAGTTCTGCGACAATCAACTTTGCTGCAACACAGAGCATATGATTGTGGGCACTAGCTTTGACAGAAACAGAGTGCAGTATGCCAAAGGCAGAAAGCCCACTGGCGTAAAACGAGGTAATGCTGTGCGTAAACAAAATCGTAATTACAAGTATACAGAAGAACAGATGCGTTACATTCGTGACCACAGCACAGAGGAGAGTGCTGAGAAATATGGTATTACTCGTCGTGCTGCAAGTTATTTGAAGCACAGATTTAACAATGGCTACAAGTGGCTGGGCTGATTCGAGCTTGTGGTGGAAACCAGAAAAACATACTCCACGCTATCCTCAGATATCTGGTTGATCCCAGACAATCTTATTTAACCAGATATCAACAAAAAATGGAGTTTTTGTTGATATGCGCTAAATAAACATATATACTAAACAAGGAAAAGGAAAATATGCAAACAACATCTTCTATCATTAATTCAATCTTAGGCGCGAAAACAGATATCGCACCCGCGAAATCAGATATCGCAATGCGAAATGAATTTAATAACTTAATAACTAAAAACTTAAAACTAAACAACCCATCCCGCGGAGAACTGCGTGATGTGGCAGGAGATACCTCGTCTCCGACGCCTGTTGGCCCCTCCCTCGGAGAGGACCCCAAAGACAGGGCCGTAGGCCTCAGAGATTTAATCAGCGGCGCGGAAATCCAAATCAAACAACCAAACGGCACAAGACAACAAGTTTATATTACTTTGCAAACACACGATCAGGTCATAGACTGTGAAGCAATGAACTACACAGCATATTTGGTTACAAGGGAACGTGGCAGAGATTTCAAACGTTTAAATGAATTTGACGAAGCTGTATATGAACTCAGCGTAGAAAACAAACATTGGTTGATTGGTCATTTGACTGAACGAACTACCAAAAGTGTATTCCCTGATGTGGTAGTAACACTAGACCCCAAAGCTGACACATTGACATTGTGGTTTAGTGACTATAGTGGTATTATTGAAATACCCATAAACAACAAAGCACTGACAGCACAACAAAAGTATTTTCAAAGCGCAGGTGTTTGGGGCAAGCCATTGTCATTACCCAGCAGAACAAATCGTAGTTTTCTAGATTGTCAATCACGAGTGGGAGGTGCAAAATGAAAGAACATTGGGATGGCACTGGATATCACACACCAGCATATGAAATTAAAGGCACAGGCAACTCACGTGACCAAGAATGGATCAAAGAGATTGAAGATTTGAAAAAGCCCACAGAGTATATCAAAACACCTTCTATGAGTTCTTATTTGGAAACAGTGCTAGAAAATTGGGATCAGTATAATAGCATTTTGGTTAAAAGTTGGGATTTGATATACAACGAAGGTATTGGTGGCAGCATTGCTAGATTTGAAAATACCAAAACTCACAAACGCAGTGAAGATTTTAAATTTAACATTCAAGAAAAGGGTTTTGATAAACTCAGACCCAATATGAATAGATTGCGTGAAGAAGTTGACTGTGACTTGTCATTGTTAAATTCTTATAGTTTGGGAGGTATCAGACGTTATAGTGGTGCTGAGAACCAAGGTGATATACAAATAATCACAACACGCATAGGTGCAAACACATATTGTTTTACTTGGATTGCCATTGCCGATCAAATCTTTATACCAGTTGATAACAGCTGGAAAAGCAATGGACAAAACATTGTGAGTTTGGATCTGCGCACTAATTTAAAATCAACACTGAACATTACAGAGGCCATTGAATGTCAACGACAATGGGGTAAACAAGTCAAGTAGCAGGTTCACCGATTTTCCCAAATATCTGCTAAATAAGATATATGGGAGAACGAAATGGCACGAGAATACCTATTAGTTGATATCAATGCAAAGCTATCAAAAAGAGGCACAGGTGATTACATATACGAAGTTGGATTTGTAGACCTAGAAGACTTGACCTATTATGTTAGTGTCATAGATCCAACAATGCGAAACTGGACTCGCTGTAATTGGGAACTGATATGCACTGGTAGTATCCCATATGGAGCTTACACTGGTCTAATCAGAACAGAGCGCAGAACACAGCAAAATACCCCAGTTATCAGTGCAGACAGTTACCCGCAAATGATTACACCCTTATCAGAATCTGATATCATAGACATATTACAATATAGACAAATTGAAATACTTACAAATCCCCGCAAATCTGTTAAATCGAGTTGAAGGTCTCAGTGACTTGATATTCGAAGATGACTACAGCGACTTAAAGCAAGTTGGTATGCTGCTTATGGTGCCAATAGAGCACCCCAACATCACATTCATCTTGCTCAAACTTAACGATCATCATTGGTATGACGATGACAGAGGACCATACAAGTTCATTGAATATCTATAAAACAAAAGCCCCAATATTGCTACTGGGGCTTTGTTTTATCTACTATGGAGTGTGAGTCACAGAAGGGAAAAGGAAAATAACTGACAGTTAAAAGCTCCGTGACTCACAAAAATATTTATGCTCGGTAATCGCTGACAATAGAAGTTTGCGCTGATTCACGCAGTGCATTGATTCTGGCCTGCATAACTTCCTCCTCTGCCTGCTCACGCTGAACTTGAGCGCACAACTCAACATACTCGGGTGCTAATGCTCCATCACGGATCCAACCCATATGCACCATATGCACATACTTCATAATGTCTTCTTCGGTGCAGCCAGCCTGTTCCATTAACAACACAGCAGTTTCAAATGCCTGCATCACTGATACTTTATTAGCACCAAAAAACTTGTTTTCGTTCTTATCATATTTTACTTTACGGTTCATATCATTTCCTTATTATAGATTTATTTAATCCAATTGAAAACCGGTTTCCGTAAATACACAATGAGCAAGAAAACACTAATCACAGTCTATAAGATATTATATCCCGGACTCAAAAAAGTCAATGAATACTACAAGTGGGATTTTGACGAACCCATAAAAGAAATAGAAAAAACAGATGCCAGAGGTCATAAACGCAGAGCTGTGGTCAAACCCCTTTGTCCTGGATGCGGAAAAGAGTTAAAATACACTAAGGGCATATGGGGCGCACATCTCTGTGATGGACATTTAACAGACAGACCCTTAACTCCAAACAGAGGCAGTTTGAACTGGAATAAACCCCACTATGAACTACAAGAGTATATCTCAAACCAAACACACAGCATTACCATAACAGAATGAACCAATACAAGATAAAACTCATCAAGCATTTTGAGATTACAGTAGAAGTGGCAGCAGAGAATGCCATAATGGCACAGCGCAAAGCCACACTTGCCCATCCCGGCTACACACCAAGTCAGATTACTTGGCTCAATGCTCCCGCAGCAGAACCCATTGTGAAAAAGCCCCGCACTAGACGCAGTTTGGTTAAGGCCCCTTAAATGGGGCTTTTTTACTGCCCTCCCGCAGATATTTTAACTGACTAAATATTTGTATGAGTAATGAAGCGTTTGTTTACCGTTGGAGACGAGATGATGGCAGATGGTATGTTGGCTATCATAAAGGAACTCCCGACGATGGATATATCTGTAGCAGTATCTATGCCAAACCTGATATAGAACAATATCCTGAAAGATGGACACGCAAAATATTAAGATATGGCACCAAAAAACAAATGATGGCACTTGAGATTAAAATGCTCAAGAAGTTAAATGCCAGAGATAATCCAAATAGTTTCAACAGAAGCAATGGTTATCCCCCATATGATGTGGCGCGTGCTATAGCAAGACGACCAGAAATACAAATTAAAGTTACTGGCACAAGAAATAAAGTCGCTGTCATTTGGCCAGAATTTAATAAAGAATTAAAGAAAATCTCAGGTCATTCGTTTGAGTATCATTATCTAACAAACTTCTTTTCTGTTATTAAAGAAAAGAATGCAGCAGAGATTAAACATATGATACCTGGTATTAGTGCATTATTTGGAATAGAATTGGAGTTACATTATGTCTGATAAAGATATCATTAAAAAATCAAATCGCGGTGGCCACAGAGAAGGTGCCGGAAGAAAACCTGGAAGTAAAAACAAAATAGATAAGGCAACGGTCCAAACGGTAATTGACATGTTGTATGACAAAAGTGGTCAAGTTTATGAAGAAATATTAATTGAGGACTTTTTAAAAGCCCGTCAGTCAAATGATGCTTTGACCTTAAAATATCACACACTTTTGGCAGGTAAGTTGATGCCTGATTTACAATCGGTTGAAGTTGTAGAATCAGAAGACGCAATCGCAGACAAAGCACAGGCATTTGCTGACGCACTTGCTGCATTGGCTGCTGCACCAGGAACTAAAAAATGACAATGACAACAGGCAGACTGGGCATAACTGGTCACTCAACTCGGGGCCAAACTAAAACAGAGCCAACATTCACATTGCCGCACAGTGCATTTCAGGCTAACATCAGCAAGAACTATCACGAGAAAACTATTGATAAGTTGAACCCCAGTGATGCCAGAGTTAATGCCAGATCGTTCCCACAAACTGGATTGGGTGGTTAAATGTATATGAATGATGAATGCCCCATCTGTGGTCATCGACACCGACCCCCAAACAAACAATAAATAAAAGATACAACAGGACATAAAATGCCATTAGAAAAAGGTAAAAGCAACAAAGCATTTCAGCATAACATCAAGGCTGAAATGGCTGCTGGCAAGCCACAGAAACAAGCTGTAGCAATTGCCTACAGTGAAGCTGGTGAAGCTAAAAAGCGTGATCGCAAAGAGCGTTCTACAGCGCATCACAGCGAACACAGCGCAAAACGCAGTCGTCATTATCACGAAAAAGTGGCACGAGATGTTGAAGCACAGAAAGTTGTCAGAGATCGCAATATGATGACTCGTGCTCAAGGGCAGTTAATCAATCCAGAAGAAGACCGTTTCAGTGACGGCAAACTATAAAAGGAACTACAATGAGTAATAAAGGTGTTTACACACTTAATCCTACAGATGCTGTTATGAAACAAGGCAGTGAAAAATGGCGTAGCGCATTAGCCGGTGAAGCCAAACATATGCCTAAAGCAGGTCGTTATACAGAACAGCGTAGCGAGTTGGAAGAGGATGTTCATAGTATGGAACATCCAATGATGAAAACTCGTCAGAGCAACCCAGCAGAACACAAACACAGTGATGGCAGAATGCACGAAGACCATCATCACGCTGTTAAAAAACTAAAAGGATATTAAAATGAAAAATACAACATTAGGTCGCAAGACTAGCAACACAATGAAAAAGAATGTTGGCGAGACCGGTCCTCGCAACAAAGCAGATGTAACTGGCAACGATATGGGTCTTGCCAGTTCAGGTATGTTGGGCAAAGGTGTTAACCGTGACAGCTCAACTGACCGTTACAGCCACAATCAATTCAGCAAAACAATGGGTGAGAACTATGGTATGGGTCCCCGCGTTGGCAACAAGAGCGATAGTCCAATGGATGTTGGTCCTGCCGCAACATTTGACAAACGCCGTCTAACCATCAGCACAGCAGCACAAGCCAAGAACAACATTGAACCTGGCTTTACAATGTTGCACTATGGTAACACAGATAAAATCAATGTAGGAAACAAATAATTATGTCATCTCAAGGTTTTATTGCAATTGGAACATCTACAGCATTAACAGCAATATCAACTGCTAGTAATGTTGCTTATGCTCCATCAATAACAAATACATTTAATATTGTTAATGGCAGCACAACTATTCCAGTTTTTGTTGGCATTTACAATAGTGCAACAGTGGCTGCAAACTTGGTAGTGCCAACAACAGGTAACAGTTATCCAGGCGTTGTTGCTATTCCTCCATCGTCAAGCCAAGTTGTTTCGGGCAACTTTGGTGCACAAAATACAAATACAATCTACATCGCAGCAGTTGCCAGTTCGTCAACAACTGTGTATGTAACACCAGTGAGAGATTAATATTATGGCAAAACAAGGTCACGATGGCAAATGGATTCAGGGTGCTATTACACATCCAGGAGCATTGCACAAAGAAATGGGTGTGCCAATGGGCGAAAAGATCCCAGCAAAGAAACTTGCCAAAGCAGCCAAAGCAGGTGGCAAGTTGGGCCGACGAGCAAGATTGGCTGAGACATTACGAGGATTCAAATAATGACAACAGCAAATGTAAGCGTAGTTAGTGTTCACAACTCTACGCCAAATCAACTTTATACCACAACAACTGACCAACTTGGCAAGACAGTGTTCTTGTCTGCTGGTCGTGCTTCAACAGTAGTTATGGATACTACTGATGTCAACACAGGCACCGCAGTAAGCTACAACAGCTCAACTGGTGTTTTCAGTTTACTTGGCAACATCACATATCAATTGACTGCAAGTGCCAGATTGTTAAACTCACAACCTGACCAAGCCGCACTTGCTTGGGTAGACAAAACATTGGGTGGCGCAGTAGGTCAGCCAGCAAAGTTTGATGCAATCAGTTCAACCAACATCACTTATTATACTCCAGCAGCAAACACTACAATTGTGTTGACAGCAGCAATCGGTAGTCCAACAAGTGGTTTAACTTGGGATTATCCAGCACAGTTAACTAATGCAACAGCAGCAGTTCAGTCTGTGAGTGGCTGGACAGAATAATGGCCAAGCAGGGTTTATACGCAAACATACAAGCCAAGCGTGAGAGAATAGCTGCTGGCAGTGGTGAACGTATGCGCAAGCCTGGCACAAAGGGCGCACCCACAGCGGCAGCATTTCGTGCTGCGGCTAAAACAGCACGAAAACCAAAAGGAACTAAAAAATGATGAACAACGACAAAGCAAAAAAAGGTCCAGTAAAAATCAGTAAAGAAACAGAATCAAGCTGGACTTGCCGCAACATCTACGCTGTAGATAATGTTAATGTGGCACAAGGTCCCAGAGTTGGTGTTAATGGAGCAGAAGGCAAACGAGCCAGCTTCCAGAAAGCCAAACAAGACCGTGAGCCATTGGCAACTATTATCAATGATGCTTATGCTAAACGAGCACACGAATATGCCGAGTTTGAATATACAAACGGTGGCAGCATTCACGACAACACTTATGAGAAAACTCAACGAGAAGGTGTTAAAGTTGGCCGTAGCACTAAGAAATCTCGCAGCGCATAAACACTGGATGGCCAGAGTGTAATCTGGCCATATTTTTATTTTAAGGAACAGAAATGAACAAACCCGTCAAAGGCGCAAAAACGCCAGAAATCTCTTGGGACTTGGATCCCATCGAAGCAGAAACTCCCGCAGACGCAAAATCAGAAGTTAAACCTGAAGCTGATGTAGAGTGGACAGCAAATCCCAACAAGCCTGTTAAGCCAGGCAAAAAGCAAGCAGTGTTAATCGACCATGGCTTTGATATGGAAGGTCTAATGACTGACTTCCCCACAGCCACTGAACTACAACGCTTTGTCTATGATCAAACTGGCATTGTGTTGAATCTCAAAGGCCGTAGCAACAAACTCAAATATCAAATCGCAATGGATGTGTTGAATGGTGCAGAGCCTGATGCAGCATTTACCGGCACCGAGAATCCATATTTGGATAAGGTCGATTTGATCCCCGAAGATGCACTCAAAGATGTGCCTCCACGACCAGCAGAGCTTGAAGGTCTTAACTTGGTCACCAGATTTGGCACCAACAGCTTTCCACATCCACATCCAGAATGGAAAGCACAAGATGTTAAAGCACAGGTTGTGTTTCGCAAATACGACAACAATGTAATCACTTATGAAATCTTGGGTCCAATTGCCAAAGTGCCAGTTGGTCAAAAGATTAACAAGTTTGGTCAGAAGGTGCCAGAAAAACTAACTTGGATTGATCCACGCACTGGTGAGCAGATTGTTCGTCGTGCTAATGGCACTTATACTCCAGTTGGTTCACGATTACGCAACTTTATGATGAAGCAAAAGGTTAACAAGTCAAATCAATGGGACACTTGGATCGACCGTGATTTCGTTGCACAAGGTGAGTTGTTGGACGATAATCCGTGGGGGTCAATGTGACCAACACAAACTTAGCAGCGCAACAAGTTGCTGATGTTAAGATATTGCAAAAGGTAAATGCTGCACACCGTGAGGCATTTGCCGACAAGTATCCGGGTCAGATTGAGCATTGTCTACGACTGACTATGGAACGCTTGCAAGCTGGTCTTGACAAACGAGGCAGTGTTGATTTAGCCCGGCCAGACACTTGGATCTTGATGCCACAAGAAATCCGAGACTTGGCCGAAGCTGCCCACAAACTAAACGAAATCCGTAATACATTAAAATGATTGATGAGTCATTATTGATGCGCAGAGCCATTCGCTTCTGTTGCGAACGACACGGTCTTGGCATTGAGTTTGTAGACAAATTGCCCACCGATACAAGATATAAGTTTATGGAACTTGTGTCAGTTGTGCAGGATGATATGAAGTATAATCAACTCAAATACTTTAGACCATTTGAACATCAACGTAAATTCTTTGGCACAGGTGCAAGTAACCGTAGAGGCATACTGGCCGCTAACCGTATTGGTAAAACTGTGTCAACTTGTTTTGAAACAGCAATGCATCTGACTGGTGAATATCCCGATTGGTGGGAAGGCAAACGCTTTACGCATCCAGTTAACGCAATGGTAGCTGGTGAGGGTTGGACACAGGTTGCCCTAGTATTGCAAAAAGAGTTATTGGGAACAAATGATATCAAGATTCGAGACGATGTTGGCACTGGTGCTATACCTCGTGATGCTATTGTGTTTGACACTATGCGTGCTGATGGGGCTAACTGTATGGGTGTTGAAGTCCGTCATAGCAGCGGTGCAAACAGTTATCTACTATTTGCTAACTACACGCAAGAAGTCAGGCAAATGCAGGGTTTCAAACTTAACCTTGCCGTATTTGATGAACAACCCCCTGACGATTTCTTTAGCGAGATTGTCACACGAACTGCCACAACGCAGGGCCAAGTTCTCTGTTCATTTACGCCACTTAAAGGACTCAACGGACTTGTAAGCAAGTTCTGGAACTGGGAAGATGGCTATAAGCATATTCGTGTAAGTTGGGATGATGTGCCAGAGTATGATCCTTGGGGCGAACCATTCTTGTTAATGGAGACACGCAGACAGCTTGAGCGAGATTACTTACCACACGAGCGTGAAGCACGTATTGCTGGTAAGCCTGTTATGGGTAAAGGTGCCGTGTTTCAGATACGCAACTGGCCCACTTATAAAACTGGCGATTATGATTTACGCAACATTCAGGGCTTGCACCGAATCATTGCACTTGACTTGGGTCTTGTCAACGATAAAACAGTTGTGAGCTTGATGTATTGGCATCCTACTGAAAAGGAAGCGTGGCTGCATACACAGATTGTGGTCAAAGGCATCGAAGAAGCCAACCCAATGAACTATGTAAATCATCTAATGCGACCAGAAGTGTTTGGCACTCCGATTGTGTTGCCAGCTGACGCATCAACACAGGGCAGATATACAATGAGTTCACAGAGTATCAGAGAATTCTTTGAGCAGTATGAACTCAATGTGTTGCCTGAGGCTATTATGAATCCTCCAGACGATCAAGGTCGCAGAACTAACCACAAATCGTTTGGTATAAATGTGATGCGTCAGATGCTAGAGATGGGCACACTGCACATCAATGAAAACTGCGTTGAGTTCTTGCGTGAAGCACAAAACTATTTCGTAGATGAAAAAGGCCGATTCAGTGATCCAGATGACTGTATTGATAGTGCCAGATACGCATTACTTGGATGCTTAAATGGTCTTGCTGAACCCTGGGACGGACGCAGCCCTCAACAGCGTATGCGTGATTATCGTCATCAGTATCAGTCAACACAATGGCAAAAACAAAATGATTTGCCAGAATGGAAACGGGCTTGGGATCCATCAGGCAGATAAGTTAAAATAGTGTATGAACTCATATCGTAAAAAATACAATAATCAAAAACACTTTGCTAAAATACGCAACATTGACTGGGAATTTACTTATGAATCCTGGTTAGAATGGTGGGGCGATGACATAGTAAATCGTGGCACAAAATCAGGACAGCTTGTAATGGCACGCAACGGTGACACGGGCCCATACCATCCAAATAATGTGCGCAAAGTAACAAGCAATGAAAATCATAGTGAATCTTGTGCCAATGGATTGGGTTGGCAAAAAGGTCATCGTCATTCACCTGAAACTCTTGCTAAACTTGCAGAACTAAACAAACGTCCTAAACCCCCTGGACGCAAGAATGCTGCCTGGTCTACTGAGCGTAGAGCAAAAATACAAGCCACTTGGGAAGCTAAACGCAACCGTTCAATCCCGTCGGCTGAGCAAACAATAAATAATAGATAATCGATAGGATAATAAAGAATGCTACCAACAATTTTGTCAAGAGAAAACATAACTGCATTGAATATTTTGTTAGATAACGCAGTTACTCTTGCTGATGGTGAATTTTGGGAATGCGGAGTATACAATGGTGGATCAGCATCAATGATTTATGATCGTATGCCCAAACAAAGACAACTACGTTTGTTTGACAGTTTTGAAGGTTTACCACAACAATCAGAACACGATAATATGCACAAAGCTGGTGACTTCAATGATGCAAACTATGACACTGTTGTTGAATATTTCAAAGACAAGCCCTCAGTAGAAATCAATAAAGGTTGGATCCCTGACACATTTGCAGGTAAAGATGATTGCAAAATTGCATTCTTGCATCTTGATTTGGATTTGTATGAAGGTTATTTGGCTACTCTGGATTTTGCTTGGCCAAAAATGGTCTCTGGTGGAATCGTGGCGTTTGATGACTATCAGGCTCCAAGTTGTTTGGGAGCACGTAAGGCAGTGGATGAATTTGTTGTTGCCAAAGGTATTAAATTGCACACAGATGTGAATTTACCACACGCTGCCTGGATTATTAAAGATTAATTGTGCAGACATTAACAAAGGATAAAAAATGTTAGATTTGAAAAACGTAGTCATCAGTAACTTAAACAATCACAAGGGTATGATGGCCCGCTTTGTAAAAATGAAGTCGCTGCTTGACGCAAAATGTGCAGCAAACCTGCGTTTGTTGGCCACCAAGAACAATATCAACAGAAGCTCGGACTATCACTATTTGGTTCTGGCAGTTACACAATCAACAGAACCAGTCAATGGTCTAGATTACATCCATCCAGTTGTCAAGCCCACAGTAGATTACGCTACAGCAGTCATCACCAAAGGTCTAGCACAGAACGGTGAAATTCAATTTGAGTTTGTTGCAGATGATGAAGCAGATGCTGACGCAGCCCGTCAAGCAACAAATATGGTAAACAAAATCATCAACAGCAACAATGACCCACATTTTATTTTGCAACATTGGGTAATGGATGCTTGCTTGCACAAAAACGGTGAGATGATGGTTAGCCCAATGCGTGAAAGTTTTACACGCTATGTTACAACACAGGGCACAGAAGACCAACTTGCAGCTTTTGAACAACAAGCAGAAGAAGCTGGCTTAAAAGCATTGCGTCAAAGTCGTCGTAAGCAAAAGGTTGATTATCAAAAAGCCATGGCAGAGATTCAACAATATGTTCAACACTTGCCAGAGGATCAAAGAGCAGCAACAATTCAACATCACATTGATATCAGCTTCAGAGCTGCTGATGGTGACTTTGATGCAATGACAGAAGATGCGCCCAATCTTGAAACAGAAGATACGCAAAGCGAAATCAATGCAGCAATTCGTCGCAACACTGTTTACGAAGCCAAATACAAACTAACTGGATATAATCTAAACATTAAATTCAGACCAATCGCACAACACTATTGGATGTGTGACCCAACTGTTATCAGTATTGAAGAACAACCATTCTGTGGCTATTACAAGCCAATGAGCATTCAAGAAGCCACAGAACTGTATCCTGACATTGATTTAGAAGAATTCAAAATCTATGCCGAATACAGTAATGTAGGAGCGTATCAGGCTGGATCGTTGTTAAACAACTTAGCACTGCACGCCAGAGACTCGGTGCCAATCAATGGACTTCCAGCCCAGGGCTATGCTGCCCAAGAACCAGAAGCACGCCAAGTCACTGTGCTAACCGTCTATAACAAATACGACATTGACGGAGATGGCGAACTTGAACTGGTAGAATTGATTTATAGTGGTCAATATGTTATCAGTGCCCGTGAAGTAGAATTCAT